TTGTATACGTACGTAATGCAGAAGGATTCATGTTGTATATACTCAAGAATGGATCACTGTTGCATGCCCATGCAAATAAATTATTAGTGTAAAACGGAATTTCAAACTCATATCCTCCATTTACGGAAGATAGAAACTGAACAGTACCATCTACCTTCAGGGACGGAAAGACCGTGGAGGTATAGGTTACCGTACTAACACTGACACTTACATCATTCTCATTAGAAACGAGAACACGGGCATCTAAGGGACTACTGACTTCATTCTTAGTTACAACTCGAATACGACGCCTCAAAGCGCCTCGTTGGCATAGATACGCCCATTTCAAATATGAGTATAATGTGGCTTCACTATTCGGCGCTGGGAAAGTCGGGACGGTAAACTTGTGCCAATAAGTGGAATCTCCTTCAACATTGTAATAATAACTATTCATAAATCGTTTTAACAACGACCTGAAACTAACGGGTTGCTCGCCGAAACAATCACCGGCAATTCCTTCCATAGGCAAAACTTCCTTCGAGATGGACATGCAGGTTGTCTCGACCGGAGTGATTTCACTCTCAGTGACATAACCATGAGATGTGGGCATTAACGCGTTAGTCATCCTATTGAAAATTACCTTATCAGACCTCACATAAACATTGATTTCAACCCCATTGTCGTCTGGCGATTGGAGTCTCGTGAATGGCACCACATATAATATGCCATTACAAGTATTTGGCATGTTCGCATCGAATACATAATGTTCGCCCACAGAAGTCCTCACTTCCTCATTGGTTAAATTTGCCGCCCACGATCTCGACATATTCCACTCTACACAGAACTCAAAATCTTGGGTCTCTTGAATGTCAACTATTCTCACATATTGTTTGTTAAGGCTAGTTGCCGCACCAATCAAATTGAACTGCGTGATATTTGGCTCAAATACAAACATAATCTTACCCCTATGAAATGCTGAACAAACTACTTCGATTCTAAAAATCAAATCCCCTCTCCAATAACCAAATGGAGTGGCCGCAAATGCAAGCGGAGTAGGATTTGCATAATAGGCTCCTTCAATCACTTCACACTTCTGCGCGCGTGGAGAGACCACGGTCCTCCACAAACTCGATAGAAGTGGATCATCAGTGGGTTCCCACGGGAATGTGTCAAATAATGACTCACGCTTGGCAATGCTCGAGATGACCAAGTCATCCCCATCATTAGCGAAAGCGCCAATTTCCATTGCCAATTCCTGCTTGGGATCAATGGTCACTCGCTTTCCAGTGTCCACACCTACGACCTGCGCTCCATTCTGGAATGGATCAGGCCTGATGCGTGTAGGCACAGAAACCAATGTCGGATATGACCAACCGAACATGGCTGCAACATCCCGCATAGCACCAAACGCGATGGAGCTTATAGTGCTATATGGTTTAATCATCGGGATTGAAGATAAAAGATTAGATATTTTAACTGCACCCGAGGACATTCGTTCGAGGGGCCCAACATTACATTCATCAGATTCCGTAGTAATACTCATCTGCGTTCCCGTACTGCCATGTAATGATATGTTCTTTGCATATAAATATATTTGCATGTACACATCAGAAGGATTGGTAGAACAGGCAGTAATGTTATTGATGGACGACACGTATAATGACCCAAGCTCAGCAAAATCCTCAAAAGGAGATGCGGCTGAAATCACTCCGGTTGCGGTATTGAAAAGTC